AACAAAACCTTTAAAATAATTCCAAGAGAATTTACGGTAGGTACATTGAACCTAAAATTAACGAGCGAAAGTACAAACAAAACTATTACAGTTGATGCTACATCGGTTATTGATGGTAATTATATTTCATTTGATGCGGTTTTTGGAGCTTTAACCGAAAGCGATTTTTATACGTTGGAAGTTGTTTATTCAACAAACGTAATTTATAAAGACAGAATTTTTTGCACCGATCAAGCCATTAACCAAAACAATGATGAATATTATAGTGTAAATAAGGATCAGTATATAAGTGAAGAAAGTTCGGACAACGAATTTATAATAATATAAATATGAACGATTTAAGAATAGTAAATTTAAGTACCTACACAACGCCAGACATCGTTGAGAAGTCCAATAAAGATTGGGTGTCGTATGGTTCTGATAATAATTATTTTAAGTACTTAATTGACCGTTACAATGGCAGTCCAACAAACAACGCTATTATAAACGGTATTAGCGAAATGATTTACGGTCGTGGATTGGATGCTTTAAATTCAAATAAAAAGCCTGAACAATACGCTAAAATGATTTCTTTGTTCCATAAAGATATGGTTCGTAAGTTATGCTATGACCTTAAATTAATGGGTCAATGTTCTATGCAAGTCATTTACTCTAAGGATAGAAAAACAATCGCACAAGTAGAACACATCCCAATTGAAAACCTAAGAGCTGAAAAATGCAACGAAAAAGGAGAGATTGAAGGGTATTATTATTCAGATGATTGGTCAAAGGTTAAGAATGTAGAACAAACAACTAGAATCCCTGCATTTGGAAGCAGCAAAGAAAACATAGAAATTATTTATGTAAAGCCTTACAGAGCGGGATATAAATATTATTCAAGTCCAGATTATGCAGGGGGTTTACAATATGCCGAACTAGAGCAAGAGATAAGCAACTATCATTTAAACAATATACTTAACGGTCTAGCACCCAGTATGTTAATCAATTTCAACAATGGCACACCAAACTCTGAAGAACGTCAAGCCTTAGAAAATCGTATATATTCTAAATTTTCTGGGAGTAGTAATGCAGGCAAATTTATACTCGCTTTTAACGATAACCCAGAAAGTGCTGCAACGATTGAGCCTATACAACTAAGCGAAGCGCATCAGCAATATCAATTTCTTTCTGATGAAAGTTCTAAAAAAGTAATGGTATCGCACAGAGTGGTTTCTCCTATGCTTTTAGGTATTAAAGATAATAGCGGCTTAGGTAATAATGCAGAAGAATTAAAGACTGCAAGTACATTAATGGATAACACCGTTATAAGACCGTTTCAGATGCTCTTAATAGATGCTTTTGATAGTATATTAGCATTTAATCAAATGAGCCTTAAATTATACTTTAAAACGCTTCAACCGTTAGAATTTACAGACTTAGAAAACGTTGAGGATGCCGAAACAAGAGAAGAAGAAACGGGTGTTAAATTAAGCGAAGATTTACCAGATGACTTAGGCAGTAATATTGCAGATGAATTAATCGACTTGGGACAAACAGAAGATGAACTACTAGATGAATATGATCTAGTGGATGAAAGCGAAGTTGACTATGAATTAAACGATGAACTTGACGAAGTAATTACAGGCTTAAACACCGAGCCTGAAAAATCTGCATTATCTAAAATATGGAATTTTGTAAGCACAGGAACGGCAAAACCAAACGCCGAAAGTAAACAAGATGGTACATCAAAACAAGATAGTCAAAAAGGTGTTGAGTTTTTAGTTCGTTATTCTTATGCGCCAGAGAAATCAGGTAAAGATAGTCGTAAATTTTGCTCTAAAATGGTAGGAGCTAAAAAGGTTTACCGTAAAGAGGACATCGTAGCGATGGGGAACAAAGCGGTAAATAGCGGTTTTGGTAAAGGCGGTTCTGATACGTATTCAATATGGTTGTATAAAGGAGGTGCAAGATGTAATCATAAATGGTTTAGAAAGACTTATCAAATTAAAGAAGGTAAAAAAAGCCAAATAACAAGCGGTCAAGCTAAAAGTAAAGGTTTTAAAATGCCTAAAAACGCTCAAAAAGTACCAGTAGCACCAAAGGATATGAAGTATAAGGGTTATACTGCTGAATATTGGAACAAAATGAAATTCAAAAACTAAATGGCAACAGCATTATTTATATCAAGAACGGACTTAGTTCGCAATTCTATTTTAGATGGGAATGTAGATACTGATAAATTTATACAATTCATAAAACTAGGTCAAGAAATTGATATACAAAACTTACTAGGTACGGATTTATATAACCGAATAAGCACCGATATTGAAAATAGCACTTTAACAGGCGATTATTTAGCCCTTGTAAACGACTATATTCAATCAACCCTTATATGGTTTGCTCAAGTTAATTATATTCCATTTGCAGCGTATCAAATTAAGAATGGGGGCGTGTTTAAACATTCAAGTGAAACCGCTGAAAACGTTTCAAAAGATGAAGTTGATTATTTAGTTGCAAAAGCTAGGGAGTACGCTCGTTACTATTCGACTAGATTAGTTGATTATCTTTGCGAAAACAATTCTAAATTTCCAGAATATACAAGCAACTCAGGTTCAGATATAAGCCCAGATTCGGACACGGTTTATAACAGTTGGGTTTTATGAAGTACAAAGTAAAAGAAGTGAACGTTAAGCGTTTAAAAAAAATACATAGGGCTGAAAGCAAACGAAGAAGATGCAAAAAGGTTTTATGATGAAATGAAGCTTAAATACAGGAAGGAATGATTTCAAAAATAATATCAGCAGCCAGTTCGGAAGCCGTTAAAAGAGGACATACAAGTCAAAAACTTAGCGTTCACTGGAGGCACTATATTAGTGGAACTGGTTTTTATACTCTTTATGGTACAGGGGCGACCACCACATTTCCTTACGCTTATGGCGGAATTGCAGTCCCTTACAATGGTTATTTTAGTAAATTTATGATGGCATCA